TAAGAGAATAAGACACTTAAATTTTTACCTTATAATAATATAACTGAAGAAGTTTAAACTTCTTTGATGAAATGCTAGCTAACACTAGCATTTTTTGTTTAATAGCAATAATAATGATATTTCAATAAAAAAACTCTTCCATTTAAAATAAATACTAAAAATAGTTCTAACTTTATGAAACACCTAATTAGCATTTTAATTGGATTAGTTATGTTAATACCAACTAATCTGAGTGCTCAAAATGATTCTTTCTTTTCTAATCTATATCAAGATTTTTTAAAATATGGTACGGTATATGGAGCTGGTGATATAAGTAACTCTATTGAGGCACCTGAGCCTACATATTTTTTGAGGACTAATCCAGACGGTAGTATATACTCTATTCCTGATGTTGTTGATAATACTCCATTTTATCCATTTGATTATAGATACGGTTTTGGTATTAGAAAGTTAGCAAGATTTAATTATGAAAGAAAGCCAAAAAATTATTATGATGGAACTGAAGAACAATTAACATTCGGTGCACCTACATCGGCTCTACCAGGTTTGGAGTATCAATTTCATTTTGAAAAGGAAAGATGGCGAGGTGAAGATTTTACTAACTATAGATTCTTTATAAAACATACTGGTAAATATCATATTGCAAAAGTTCAAGCTAGAGAAGTAGGTAAGATTAACTTAAATTATAATTCAGCTGAAGTTAGAGCTAGGTTACCAATAGGAGAAAAATTCAGTATATCTGCTGGAGCTATATTAAGAGGCCACGAAAGAGCTTATGGTTACAATCCTGTAGAAATCTGGTTAAATGAAACAGCAATAGCAACAGACCAAGATGGTAATGCAATTATAGGCCCAGATGGAAATCCTTTAGAATTTCCAGTTAACCAATGGTATGAGTTAGGTTATCAATATGGTTATCAAGATATTTTTTATACACAAACAAGTACTGATCCTAATACTGGAGATGAGGTAGTAACAAACGACTGGTGTTGGGTTGATTCAGATGGTGTTGAAATAGCCCATTCAGATTTAGATTTTAGAGAAAGAATAATGCCGGGATTAATGAATCGCTTTAATGGTGAGGCATGGGACTTACTAGATCCTTGGATGGAAATTGCCCCTATTGTAGGTGTTGATTTTTATCACTATGAAAATAGATTCTGGGTACATGCATATGCAAATTATATTTTACCACTACATAAATATGTTGCTGGTGAAGAAGAGTTCAGTTATTTAAATAGAAACAATTGGGGTAAAGGTGGATTAATATTAGACAATGATTTAGAACAATGGTCAGATTATTCATTTGGTACTTCTTTAGGATTTAAAGTTAATAGAAATCTTGGTGTATTTATAGAAGGTGAATATGCAAAGATGTGGGATAGTAAACTATACCAAACTACGTTTGGATTAAATTATACATTTAGATAAAATGGCAAAGGAATTAAACGAAAATATAGACTTTAAGGTTAGCATAAAAACTCTTTTAGCATTAGGAGCAGCAATGGCAACTGTTATTAGTATGTGGTTTGTATTACAATCAGATATAGAAGAAGCTAGAAAATTACCTAAGCCTCCTATAGAGCGCATAGAGTATGACTTAAAGGATGAATTAATTAGACAAACTATTATGGATACACAGGACGATGTAGAATCTATATTAGAAGAATTAGAAAAAATTGATAAACGTCTTTATGAATTACAAAAACAAAGGTAATATGAAAAATCTTTTGATCATAATATGTTTATTAATAAGCACAATTACATTTGCACAAGATCAGCGTAACTCCTTAAAATGGGTATCAGATAAAACCTTTGAAGAAAAAGTTACTGGTTATGGCGCATATGAAGATCATTCAGACCATGATGTTATTGTTGTAGAATTTTACGCAGATTTTAACAAAGATAATGCATTTAAGGATTGGGCAAAAATTGATAAGCTGGATGGTGTAAAATATTATAGGTGTGATATAGCTACATCCCCTAAGCTAAAGAAAGAACTTAGAATCAGAATGGCACCAACTATACTTCTTTATATTAAAGGTGATGCCTATATTAAATTTACTGCAAAGGCAGGTTTAGATTTAGTATGCCCAGTAGATTATGATAAATTAGTAAGAGCCATTAAAGTAGTACAAGAAGAATCTCAATACTAGTCTGAAACATCTCTGATTTATTCCATATAATAATAAATCAATCTATGAGTGATTCCGTAAGTAAGTACTATGAACAACAAGAAGAGCTGCAAATTTCCAAACGTAGAGCAGCAATCCGAGCAGAACTTTCTGTAATCCGAAAAGAAGTAGGGTTAATCGGAGATCCGAGCCTTTCAAATCTGGAATGGTTCTTAAGTAACAGAGAAAAGATAGTTAACAATCAAAAGATAATAGATCTTATTGGTTAATAGTTAAAGTTATTAACAATTTCTTAAATAATTCTTGAAATCCTGTAAATTCTCCTGAAAGTATGTAATTATATTAATATAACAATATCAATATAACATACTATGAACAAAATTAAAACACCAATTAAAGAACTTATTAAAGAATTTGAATCCGAGTTATGTCATGAGAGTACACGACAAGGATTAAAATATGCAATTGCAATTGCAAAGCGAATGCTAAAAAGAGAAAAAGAAATAATGTGCTGGTTTGCAGATGAATGGCACGAAATGAAAATAAATAAAAATTTTTAAAAAAAAACAAGAAAACTTGGTACGAATCCCAATTAAATTGATTATATTTATAATATAATTAAAAAACTAAAAAAACCATGAATAGTACACAACTAATAATGATCGCAAAAAAACTATATCCAAATAAATCTGTATTTGATCTTACTAAAGCTGAGAGAGAAAAGGTTATGGATATTTACTATGACTATAACTAAATTGTTAATAACTTTTTGAAAAAAACAAGAATTTATAGTACAAAACCCAATTAAATTGATTATATTTATATATTAATAATAAAACAAAAAACGGAACCTATATGAACACACTACTTTACAAAGACATTCAGAAAAACATTAATTCAGCTGACCCGGTACTATCCAATATGAGATTGGTCGTACACCTTGCTAAAAAATACCAAGGAATGGGATTATCACTAGAAGATCTAATCCACGAAGGTACAATCGGATTATGTAGAGCTAGAGATAAATGGAAAAAAGACGGAGGATCTAAATTCTCTTCATATGCAGCAGCATGGATTAAAGCTACAATCCGACAAGCTCTAAATAACAAGAGTAGGACAATTCGTGTACCTGCCCATAAAACTCATATCCCTGATGTAGGTCCTAAAGTATCTGAACTGGATCCAACATATCAAGGTACTTATGAATCTCATATTGAAAAATCCCACGATGAATCTCACCTTAAATACAAGATAGAAAAACTGATGGGAAAACTAAAACCTAAACAACAAGAAATTATCAAAATGAAATTTGGTATTGATTGTATTGAAATGAAAACTTCTGAAATTGCAAAAGAACTAGGAATCACTGTTCAATCTGTAAACGGTACTATTCGTAATTCTCTAAAGATTATGAAAGGTTAATATGATAGAGAAAATAAAATTATACGCAAAAACATTACAACCTCTTTTAGAATGGCTTAAAGATAATCCTAATGATAAGGATGTTAAGTATACTGTAACAAGACTTCTAAGATTTTATAGTAATACACCTAAAGAATTAGGACTCCCTTATATGTATTCCCGAGCAGCTTTACAAAAGGCGCAAAGACTAGAAATTCCTGATGCTGAGGAAAAACTAAAATGGGTTACATGGAGACAGCAAACAAATAAAACAGGTTTAAAAGATTCAGGTCGAATAGACGGAGTTTTTCATTTAGAACATATTGTACCTATATCTCAAATAGCAAAAAAGCTTTATGATTTAGAGGATACATCTATAAGAAAGATATATGCTATACTTGTAAACAACTTTAAGATAGCCTGGATACTTAAAACAGAACAAAAAGTATTAGATGAAGTTAATAGAAGTGGAGAAAGAACTCCTGCTGAATTAACTAATCTTAACATTTTTATTAAAGGATATAATTATTAAACTATGCCAGAATTAGCAGAACTTAGATTAACAGCAGCTTATATAAATGAGTGTAGTGGGAGTAAGGCTCCGACTATTAGATATACCAACATTAAGAAAAATCCAGTACATAAAGGAAAGGATATTGAACTTCCTTTTGAAGGTGGCTTTAATATTACTGCCGAGAGCCGAGGGAAAGAATTAATTTTATGGTTATCTCAACAAGAAGAAAAAGTTCCTCTCAAAATGACTATGGGAATGAGCGGTCATTTTAAATTAACTAATACTGGCCAAGAACCTAAACATGCTCACTTAAAATTTTATAGGCATGATGGTACTACATTATCTTTTGTTGATGTAAGGCGATTTGGTAAATGGAAGTTAGGAGAAACTTGGGGCGTTAATCGTGGACCAGATCCTACTACTGAAGCTGATGAATTTAAATATAACATATTAAATAATTTAGATAAAAGAGTATTTGATCAACCTATTCATTTAGTATTAATGAATCAAAAATATTTTAATGGTATTGGTAATTATCTTAGAGCTGAGATCTTATATAGGCTACCTGAAGTAAATCCTTTTATGGATGCTAGAGAAGTTATAGACAATTGCCCAAAGGTATTAGAACTATGTACAACTATACCAAGAAAAGCTTATTCATTAGGTGGTGGCCAATTAAAAGACTGGGAAAATCCGTGGCAATCAGATAAAGAAAAATTTGAAAGATTCATCAAATGTTATAACAATAAAAACATGGGGCATATCATGGATAAGAATGGAAGAAGGTTTTGGTTTGATCCTAAATGGAATATTCAAATGTTAGAATATATCTCTAAACAAAAATAAAACAAACTTACATTTTAGCTATATAAAAATAAATTAAAAAGAGTATGGCAAACACTGATAATAAATGTAAGGATCTCGATGTTAGAGATTATTGGAAAGAGAAAGAATATGATGTTAAAGTTAATTCATTAGAAGAACTTTATTCTCTACAAGCTAAAACTCAAAATATGTATTTTGAAAAGCAAGGTAGAAAACCTTTCTCAGAGTTCACTATAGGTGATGTTATAGATTTTTTAATGGTTACTAATCATGCAATCATTGATGAGCTACATGAAATGGTAGATGCGGTTGGAGGAATCGAAGACGGTGTTGGTAATGCTGCATGGAAACCTTGGAAATCTAAAAATCCTGAAATCAGAAAACAAAAATTATCTGATTTAACACCAGGTGATTTAAAGGAATTAAAAATGGAATGGATTGATGTAATGCATTTTGTATTTAATGCAGGTTTAGCTATCGGCGTTTCTCCAAAAGAGTTCTATAATTATTATCTTTCTAAGAATGAAGAGAATTGGAACAGACAAGAAAACAATTATTAATCATTACCTATAAAAAATAAAATATGCTATTAGACATAACTCAAGAAGATCGCCAATTATGGGTTTCTTATTTTAATCTTGACGGAAAAACTAGATTTAAGACTTATGATCTTCAACCAGAAGATATGTTTAACTGGGAGGTTTGTGAAGGAGGTGATCCTAAAGCAGATCCTAAAATTAAAAACTGGGATGGTCGTTCTGTTAAAAAGGCAAGATCACGATATTTAAATAAGTATAGAATTATTGAATATATGGATCAACTATCTTTTTCTGATAGGGAGCTTATATTCGGTTATCATTTTCCTAAAACATTTTTTGTGGATATTGAAGTTGAGGTAACTGATTCATTTCCTGAGCCAAGTAAAGCACCTAATCCAGTAACTGCAATTTGTATAGTTACTCCAGAAAAACAATGTATAGTTTTAGCTACAAAAGATTTAGATAAACAAACTCAATCTAAAATTCAAAAACAAATAGATGAACATTTTAAAGCAATAGGTGAAGAATTTTCTTTTATCTTTAAATGTTTTAAAAATGAGTATGATATGCTTTATACTTTTATGGATTCTTTTGTTAAAAAATTCTCAATGATGACAGGCTGGAATTATGTTCAGTTTGATTGGCAGTATATTGTAAATCGTTGTAAGAAATTAGGTATTGATCCTTCTATAGCATCTCCTATTGGAAGAACATTCGGTAAACATGAATTTCCATGCCATGTAGGTGTAATGGATTATTTAGATATTTATGCTAAGTGGGATAGGACTGTTGATATTAAAGAAGATTTTAAATTAGATACAGTAGGTGAAGCAGTTGTAGGTATTCGTAAAATTAAATATGAAGGTACTATACAAGATATGTATGTAAAAGATTATCCTAAATACATTTTTTATAATGCGGTTGATACTGCATTAGTTTATTTGATACATGAAAAAATTAAAACAATGGAAATTGCTTTAACTATTGCTCATATGACTCAGATTAGTATATTTAAAGCAGCTTCACCTGTAGCGATTACTGAAGCACTATTAGCTAGGGAATTTTTAACAAGAAATTTAGTAATGGCAAAAGATCCTAAAGCACCACCTACAAAAAGACAACAATTTGAAGGAGCATTTGTAAAAGAACCAAAAACAGGAATGCATAATGCTGTAGCTGCATTTGATTTTGCTTCACTATATCCTTCTATTATGAGACAGTTAAATGTGTCACCAGAAAGTTTTATTAAAAAGGTAAAACCAGAATTTAAAGATAGAGAAGTAGGTGATGATAGAATTGTGTCAGTAACAGGTGCTGTGTATAGTACTGAAAGATCAATTTTAAAGGATGTATTAAGTAGATTATATAGTCAAAGAAAAGATTATAAGAAAGAATCATTTAGGCTTCAACAAAAAGCATATGATTTGGAGCAGGAGTTAAAAAAACAAGACAATGATTAAAACTCATGTCTTAAGTAGAATAAATAAAAAACAATACTAATTAACGACGTGCAACCAATTATTCTGAGTTGCATGTTTTGTCTAAAATAATAAAAAACTATGAGCAAACTTTTCACTAATCGCGTCGAATACAAACCTTTCGAATATCCTGAATATTATTTGGATGGTTGGTTACCACAAGCACAAGCATTTTGGTTACATACTGAAATATCAATGCAAGGAGATTTAAAAGATTGGAATGAAAATATTAAACCTCATGAAAAAAACTTAGTAGGAAATATTCTTTTAGGGTTTGCCCAAACTGAATGTGCAGTATCCGATTATTGGACTGGTATGGTTACGAAGTGGTTTCCTAAACATGAGATAAGACAAATGGCAATGATGTTTGGTTCACAAGAAACAATTCATGCAGTTGCTTATAGTTATTTAAACGAAACATTAGGTCTTGAAGATTATACTGCTTTTTTACATGAACCTTCAATGGCTGATAAATTTGACTTCTTAATGTCAACTAAAGCTGATTATACAGATAAAGATTTATTAGAAAGTAAAGATGCAAGAAAGGAAGTAGCAAGGAGTCTTGCAATATTTTCTGCATTTGCTGAGGGTGTATCTCTTTACAGTTCTTTCGCAGTTTTATATAGTTTTCAAATGAGAAATCTTTTAAAAGGAATTGGGCAGCAGATGAAATGGTCTGTGAGAGATGAATCTTTACATTCTAAAATGGGATGTAGATTATTTAATCATATGTGCTCTGAGGATGAAACATTAAGAGATGATGTTAAAGAATCTATTTATGAAGCTGCAAAGTTAATGGTAGAAATGGAGCATGATTATATTGATAAGATTTTTGAAATGGGTGATATTGAAAACTTAAAGGCATATGACCTAAAGAATTTTATTTATAGAAGAACAAACGAAAAATTACAAGAATTAGGATTAGATCCAATATTTGAATATAATGAAAAATCAGCTGACGCATTAGATTGGTTTTATCATTTAACAGGTGGTCATACTCATACTGACTTTTTTGCAATCAGGCCAACTGATTATGCTAAAGCAGGCGAAGGTGATGATTGGGATGATATTTGGTAATAATTAAAAACAAAAAAATAAAACAAAATGAAAGAAAAAATAATTTATTTAGCAGGTGCACTGCTTTTCGGGGTAGCATCATGGCTAGTAGGAACTGTTTATAGCATATCAATAGATACTGCAATAATCAAAGATAAGATTGAAAAAGTTTATGAGGAGAACTGCCCATATTGTATACATGCTGCACATAGTTCAATCGGTGACCATCCACTATTATCTCCAACAATAAAACATGCACATCAGCATGTTGGTGATGAAACCATCAAGGTAAACGATTAATCTTAATAAAAAAGAAAGAATGACAGCAGATCAAATAGAAAAAGAATTAGGTTGGGAAAGAGGCGTTGATTATCCTGAATGGGGTCACACCGATGTTTATTTAAATACAATATCAAGAGGGTATTGTTTACCTGGAGAAACTCCAAAGGATGCATATTGGAGAGTAGCAACAACTGTAGCTAATAGGCTTAGGAAACCAGAAATGGCAGATAAGTTTATGAAGTACATTTGGAAGGGATGGCTGAATCTAGCCTCACCCGTATTAAGTAACACTGGAACTGAAAGAGGTTTACCTATTAGTTGTTTTGGAATTGATGTAGCTGATTCTATTAATGATATAGGCCAAAAAAATCTAGAGTTAATGTTATTGGCTAAACATGGTGGTGGTGTTGGTATTGGACATAATCAAATTAGACCAGCCGGTACTAACATAACTGATAATGGAACAAGTGATGGTGTAGTACCTTTTATTAAAATTAATGATTCTACAATTTTAGCAACTAACCAAGGTGCAGTAAGAAGAGGAGCTGCAAGTACTAACTTAAGTATTGATCATGGTGATTTTTGGGAATGGTTAGAAATTAGAGAACCTAAAGGCGATATTAATAGACAATGTTTAAATACAAATCAATGTGTTATTATAGGTGATAAGTTTATGAGGAATGTTTTAGAAGGAGATGCAGAATCTAGAAAAAGATACGCAGCGGTCCAAAGAAAAAGAAGACAAACTGGTCAACCTTATATAATGTATAGAGGAAATGTTAATAAACAAAACCCGGAAGCATATAAGAGAAACGGACTAAAAGTATTTATGACCAATATCTGTTCTGAAATTGTTTTGCATACAGATGAAAATCATTCTTTTGTTTGTTGTTTAAGTTCTCTTAATCTTTCTAAATATGATGAATGGAAAAATACAAACCTTATTTATGATGCAACATGGTTTTTAGATGGTGTACTTGAAGAATTTATTCAAAAGGCTAAATATAGAAAAGGATTTGAAAACTCTGTAAGAACAGCAGAAAAAGGTAGAGCAGTAGGTTTAGGTGTATTAGGATGGCATACTTATTTACAACAAAGAGGTATTGCATTTGAAGGGTTAGAAGCTCAATATGAAACTCGTAATATATTTTCTCAAATAAAAGTAGAAAGTGAAAGGGCAAGCCGGGATCTTGCTGAGGAGTACGGAGAACCTCTATGGTGTAGAGATACTGGATTTAGGAACACTCACCTAAGAGCAGTTGCACCAACAGTATCTAATTCAAAATTAGCCGGTGGTATATCTGCTGGTATTGAACCAGTACCTGCCAATATATGGACAGATCAATCGGCTAAAGGAACTTTTATTAGAAAGAATCAGCAATTGTTAGGTTACTTAGAAAAAATGGGGCATGATAATAAAAAAGTATGGGATAAGATTATGGCTGATGGTGGTTCTGTGCAAGGTCTTAAATTTTTAGATGATTGGTGTTTCTTAAAAGGTATGCTAATTAAGTGTAAAGATGTACCAGAATTTCAAGAAGGTGTTCCTTTTAAAGATGTGTTTAAAACATTTAAAGAAATTAATCAATTAGATTTAATAAGACAGGGTGGTATAAGACAACAATATGTTGATCAAGCAGTATCTTTAAATTTAGCATTTCCTAAAGAAGCTACACCAAAGTGGATTAATCAAGTTCATCTTGAAGCATGGAAACAAGGAATTAAAACTTTATATTACATGAGAACTGAATCTGTATTAAGAGGAGATATTGCTAAAGCAGCAATGGAAGAATGTTTAAGCTGTGATGGATAATGGAAAAATATACTTATATACTCGGTCCTTGTAGTATTGAAAATGAGGATAACTTTTTAGAAGTAGCCAAAACCTTAGATGGTTATATGGGAGGTAAAGATTGGTACTTAAAAGGATCTTTTGATAAAGCCAATAGAACTTCTATACATTCTAATAGAGGCCCAGGTTTAGCTAAAGGGTTGGCAATTATGTGTTTAGTTAAAGATCGCTATCCTAATATTAAAATTATAACAGATATTCATGAAGCTAATCAAGCATTAGCTCTTTCTGATGTAGTAGATGTTATTCAAATACCAGCATTTTTATGTAGGCAAACAGATCTTTTAGTTGCATGTGCAAAAAACTTTAATATAATTAATATTAAGAAAGGTCAATGGTTATCAGCAGATGCAATGAAACATGCAGTCGCAAAGATTAAAGAAGTTGATCCTAATTGTGAAGTATGGATAACTGAAAGAGGATCTAATTTTGGTTATGATAGATTAATTGTAGATTTTAGAGGTGTAGATGTAATGAAAGAATTTGCAGACAAAGTTATTTTAGATTGTACTCATTCAACCCAAATGGCTGGAGAAGGCATAACCGGAGGTAGTCGTAAATTAGCTAAACAATATGCTCAAGCTGCAAAGATTTTTGAATATGATGGTGTATTTATTGAAACACACCCTGATCCTGAGAATGCTATTTCTGATTCTGCTAGTCAAGTAGAATTGGATTGGTTGGTGTCTCAAATAAATAATATATGAAATTAAACTATTCTAAGCTACTTAATCGTAAACCTATAATAACTGATCTTAAATTAATAAAAGATTTTATTAAAGGTAAAAGAATACTTGTAACCGGCGGTGCAGGTTCAATAGGTAGTGAAATAGTAAGACAGTTGGTTAATTTTAATGCATCAACTGTAACTGTGTTTGATAATGCAGAAGCATCAATGTTTCATTTAGAACAAGAGATAAGTAGATCAAATCCAAATTCTCATATTAAATATGTAATAGGTGATGTTAGAGATAAGTATAGATTAGAAGAAGTTTTTGATTCTTTTAAACCTAATATAGTTTTTCATGCAGCTGCTTATAAACATGTACCTATGATGGAGGCAAATCCTGTTGAGGCAATTAAAACAAATGTATTAGGCACAATGAATGTCTCAAATATCTCATATATGAATGAGGTAGAAAAATTTGTAATGGTATCAACAGATAAGGCAGTTAATCCTACAAATGTAATGGGTGCTACTAAAAGGATAGCAGAATTATATACTCAGTTCTTAGAAACAAAATCAGCAACTAAATTTATTGTCACAAGATTTGGAAATGTATTAGGATCTGAAGGTTCTGTAATTCCAACTTTTGTAAAACAAATTGAAAGAGGAGGCCCTGTTAGTGTAACACATAAAGAAGTCATTAGATATTTTATGACTATACCAGAAGCATGTCAATTAGTATTACAGGCAAGTGTACTTGGTAATGGTGGAGAGGTATTTTTATTTGATATGGGAGAACCTGTAAGTATTAATGATTTAGCAAAAAATCTTATTAAACACTTTAAAAGTAATGCTGAAATAGAATACATTGGATTAAGACCTGGTGAAAAGTTATATGAAGAACTCTTGTGTGATGGTGAAAATATGATACCAACGGAAGATGAAAATATAATGAAATTAAATCATGAAGAATATGATTTTAAAACTCTTATACCTAAAATAGAAAAATTATCTAAAGTAAGGGTAAATGATTTTTATAAAATAATTGTACTTATGACTAGTATTGTTCCACAATTTAAAAGAGAAAGTAATGATTAATATTTACGGAAAAGGTGATCACGCAAAAGTTGTTTCTTCTGCTATAAGATTACAACAATTTAAATTTTATGATGACTCTGATTATAATCCTTTAGTAGAAGGTTTATGGGTTATTGGTATAGGTAATAATAAAACTAGAAAAAGAATAGCAGAAGAAGTATTAAGAGGTAAGCGATTCATTAGTACCTTTTCTGCAAATTCTATATGCCATTCATCATCTAATATCGGTGAAGGTACTCAAGTTATGGCAGGTGCAGTTATTCAAATGGGTTGTAAGATTGGATCTCATTCAGTAATAAATACAGCTGCTTCAGTTGATCATGATTGTGAATTAGGTAAATATTCTTTTATTGGTCCTAATGCTACTTTATGCGGAGGTGTTTCTGTAGGAGAGTGTAGTTTTATTGGTGCAGGTGCTACAGTATTACCTTATATTAAAATTGGAAAAAATTGTATGATTGGTGCAGGTTCTGTTGTAACCAAAGATATACCAGATAATGTAACGGCATACGGAAATCCAGCTAAAATTAAATAATATGAAAAAGATTTACTTATCACCACCTCATATGTCAGGTAACGAATTAGAATATATTAAAGATGTATTTAAAGATAATTGGATTGCTCCAATTGGACCACATCTTACTATGTTTGAAGACATTGTTAAAAAATATACAAATTCAAAATATGCAGTAGCTGTTACTTCATGTACAGCAGGTATTCATTTAGCATTAAGGGCGTTAAGGGTTAAAGAAGGTGATTATGTTTTATGTTCTTCATTAACTTTTGTCGCAACAGTTAATCCTATACTTTATTGTGGAGCTGAACCTATTTTTATTGATTCAGAAGAAGGGAGTTGGAATATGGATCCTATCTTATTAGAAGAAGCAATTTTAAATTCAACCGCATTAGGCAAAAAACCAAAGGCAATTATACCAGTTCATATTTTTGGAGTACCTTGTAATATGGATGCAATTAAAAAATTATCAGATGAATATGACATACCTATTATTGAAGATGCCGCTGAAAGTTTGGGATCTACTTTTAATGATAAGCACACAGGAACCTTTGGCTCTATTGGTGTTTATTCTTTTAATGGAAATAAGTTACTATCTACTTCCGGTGGTGGAGTTGTTGTAACTAATAACAAAGAACATGCTGAATACATGAAACACCTTTCTACTCAAGCAAAGGAAAATAGACCATATTATTATCATACTGATATAGGATATAATTATAGAATGAGTAATGTACTTGCTGCAATAGGAGTAGCCCAAATGGAAGTTATCGAAGAAAGAATAAAAAGAACAAGAGAAGTTAATAAAATATATCAAAAAGAGGTTGGTAAATTTTTCTATTCATTTCAAGAAGAGCGGTCAGGCGATAGATCTAATATGTGGTTAACTTGTGCATTAATGAATGGTGAGGATAAACCAGAAGATTTAATTGAACATTTATCTAAAGATAACATTGAAGCAAGAAGAATTTGGAAGCCAATGCATGAACAACCAGTTATGCAAGGTTATAAAAAATATATAAATGGAAACAGTTCTTTAATATTCTTACAAGGTATTTGTTTACCATCAGGTTCTGATTTAACAAAAGCAGACATGAAAAGAATAATAAAGTCTATAAAAACATTTTTTAACAAATGATAAAATTTGAAGATTTTAAATTATTAGAGTCATACATAGAAGATGAAAAGTTTCAAATCCTATTGGAAAAGAACTTAAGCTCTGATATTAATAAAGATATTAAGTTTGGTATTGTTATGGCTACTCATGATATGAATGCAGGTAGAGCTAATAAGGCTAGAGCAAAGCATATGACTACTCCTGGTGTTTTAGCAGATGCATTAAATTCAGTTAAAGCCCAAAAGTACAAAAATTGGAAAATTTATTTGACTGCTGATAAATATGAAGGTGATGAAGGTGAAATAAAGAAAGTAATAGAAGACATTATTCCTAAAGACCAAATGCAGTATAAAAATAGAACTACAGCAGGAGAAAGAGATAATAAAAAATGGTCTACTAAACAAATCCGATTTACTGCAGGTTCTGCTGCCCTTAATGACTCACTAGACATGGCAAAGAAAGACGGTTGTGATTATATCGTTAGAATAGATCATGATGATAAATGGGCCCCTAATCACTTAGAGCTATTGGCTAAAGCATATACTCAATTTCCTGATTTAGGATTTTGTTTTACGAGAAGTAAAAAGAAAGTAACTGCGCATAACACAAGTAAAAAAATATTCATGCAACCTCAAAAGGATTATGACATGGATTTAAACAATAAAGGTTATGGTGCAAATGACACTTCTCATTCTGCAACATCATGGAGACCGAGCATAACTGGAGATTTAAGGTATAGAAATCCAGATAAACAACGAAACACTGCACCAAAATTAAAAGGTGCCCCTTCTGGAGCAGATGGTATATTACCAGTTGATTGGGATATGTTCAAAAGAATCATGATGAATGTAAAGGATAAAGGAAAGAATTATATGTACATTCCTAAAGTAACAAGTTTTTACAGAAACCGTGAAGGCAAGTTCTAGTGATGAATATATAGATTAAATAAACTAAATAAATAATTATGGAAAAATTTGAAGAAATCAAAGCATTAATCGAAGCATGTACAGAAGATGTAGATAAATTTTATGTAAAAGGAAATAAAGCTGCTGCTGTTAGAATTCGTAAAACTATGCAAGATATTAAAAATCTAGCACAAGAAGTAAGAATACATGTACAAGATACTAAGAACAGTCTTTAATATAAATACCGTTCACCTAAAAAGAGGCTGCCATCTAGGCGGTCTTTTTTTGTCTTAAAATATCTCTAGCACTCTTAAAACATTTGTTTATTTTACCATATAATAATAAATTAGGATTTATATGGAAAAATGTTTAATGTTAGACTTTGATGATACTTTAGTTAAAACTATTGAGATTCATGCCGATTCATGGAGAAAGGCCTTAGAGAAAGTCTTAAACATAGAAATACCACTTTCTGCAATTATGGCAGATATTAATTATGGTATGGATGTTTTATTAGAAAAATATCAGTTAACTCCTAAAGAAAGTAAATTAGCACAAAAATATAAAAAGCAAATATTTTCAAAAAGCTTACATAAAACTAAAGTAAATGAACTACTTTTGTACATGTGTAAGAGTAAAGTATTTAAAAATTTAGTAATAGCATCTAATTCATCTAGAGAAAATGTAGATAGAATTATGAGTTATCATCAAATAGATCCAACATTATTTGATTACATATATACTAGAGAAGATGTATCAAATAAAAAACCAGCCCCAGATATGGGACATTTAATATTTGAAAAATTTCCACAATATAATTTTGAAGACTTCCTAATGGTTGGGGATTCTGATGTGGATTTAACTTTTGCACGTAAACTCGGAATAAAATGCATAATAGTAAAATTTTAGTAGGGAATAGCGGAGATAAAGTATTTCTCCAAGGTAACAAAGTAATTAAAGAGGCAGGACATTATCCAGAAAAATTCAAACAACAAATGGATTTTCTTATGTGCTGTGATCATCCTAATTTTATTGAGGTTAAACCTCTATCAGAAACAAGTTATGAAATGAAAAGATTCCCAACTTGGTATGATAAAATATTAGCACAACCTTTAAATACTTCATTAGGCCAATTAGAAAATCTTATTTCAATTATAGGAAAGTTTGATAACATAGGATCTAATGTAAAGACTCAAGATTATTTTGAGAAACTTCAATTAAGAACAGGTTATACTTATGAAGGTAAATTTGATGCAGTTTCTTGTTGGGGTTTTGTACATGGTGATTTAACAGTAAGTAATATTTTACATGATAAAGATTTTCTGTTTATAGACCCAAGAGGTACAGAAGAACAAGATTATTATGATTATGGAAAACTGATGCAATCGTTTGTTATGGAATATGAGTCCCATATATACAATAACCACAATAAAACATATAGTAAATTTTGCAAAGAAGCTGAAAAGGTAATGTATGAATGGTGTGATGAATATCAACTTAAATTCTTTTTAGCAGTTCATTTATTAGGAGCAGTGCCTTTCTTTGAATTAAATGAAAGATATGAATTAGCTGGAAGTTTCCTTAAAAAAGGACATGAATTATTTGATGAATTAGAAATAAAGTATAGTAAATGAAAAGAGTAAGTAAAGCAATTATATTAGCTGCCGGCCGTTCTACTAGGTATGGTAAAAATAAATTAGTAGATCCTATCTTAGGAAAGTCAACAGTTGAATACTGTGTAGAATTTTGTATGGAGAATGGTATAGAGGATTGTTATATTACGATTAGTAAAGCAGATTTCTTTTTTAAAGATAATGTAAAACTTTCTCATCCTATTATTGAAAAGTTAAGTAAGTATAAAAAAGACATTAACATATTTTATGAATTCCAAAAGGATGATGAATATGGTCCAGGTGCAGCCATAAAGGTATGGGCAGATAAATTTGATGAAGCTTTCTTATGTTTATTTGGAGATAATTATTACCAAGGAAATATAGGATTAGAATATCATGATCCTAGCAGTACAGTTGTAACTTATAAAGATTATGATACAAGAGCAAGAAATTTACAACTTGCATCTATATTAGAAAATGTTGTTATTGAGAAACCACACGGAATTGTTTCAGGCAGATACTTTTGTGGATATATGATATTTTCTAAAGAAGCATTCAATAATCTTGACAGTATTAAAATGTCAAATAGAAATGAATATGAAATTACTCATTTGATTAATTCAATGAATAATTTAAAGTTTGAAGAACTAAACATATGTTGGTATGATCTAACATATGAAAATGATAAAGAAGTAATAGAAGAATTAATAAAAACGTGTTAAATGGAAAATGTTAAAAAAGTAGGTTTTTTTAAACTTGGTAAAGCGATTAAGTTTAATGAAAACAGTTGGGGTGCAATAGGTGGAGATTGCGAACCTAAGCAATTAATTAATTCAATTGCAAAAAGAAATCCTAATATTGATTATTGGTTATTAAGTCCAAATGATTTAGGAAGAGTTAGAGCAAAAGAAAAGCCAGCAGTTCAATCATTATTCGGACCTCCTGCTGAAACAGAATCAGCTGCACCATCAAATGTAAAAGAATTCCACTCTACAATGACTGATAGGAAATCATCTGATGAGGCTGCACAAATTATAAAAGATTTAGATTTAGATTTTATTTTCTTTTACACCGGGCCGTCAAGTACTGTTAATATACCTGATTTTATTAATAAAGTAGATGGAACTGGTAGAGTTAAATCTTTAGACTTTTTTAAATATTATGCTGCTCCTATTATTAAAGCAATGAATGAATTGGAAAAGAAGGTTCCTATTGTTGGTTTACTTGTAGATAATCGATACATTTTAGCCTGTAAAGATTGGAACAATAACAATAGACCAACTTATTACTTAGCTCAAAATACTTTTACAAAAACAGAAGAGTTCTTTTGTAATCCTCCTTTAAGAGATGTTGATACTATTGAATCTACTTATGAATACTCTGGTATTGAAACTGTATTCCTTTTAGATAAAAAGAGATATAATACCGATGAATTGTTTGAAATGAAAAAGACTAATTCATTTATGATGTTACAAAACCAAGGAAAGGGTTCAGGTGGAATGGACCGTTGGGATCCTGTTAGAGATTATATTGTAAAGAATGATATTGAGACCGATATTTATGGAAAATGGGATGATAATTTAAAGGAAGAATATCCTAAATGGTTTAAAGGTGAAAAGAGAATTGAATCAATGACTGATGAATTACTTTCTACTAAGTATACATTCTGCGTACCTATTAAAGAAGGTATGGTAACCTCTAAGTACGCTGAAATGTTACACTATGGTATTATACCATTCTTACACCCATCTTACGATACTGACTTTAATGTCTTCCCTGATGGTCATTTTATTAGATGTAAATCTCCAGAAGATTTAAAAAAGAAAGTACAATTTTTAAATGATAATCCTGATCATTATAAAAAATTATTTTACAACTTACAGGAAAAATATTTAAAAGATTCTTATTACACTGGAGAACATGTAGATAATAAGATCTGGGAAGCTTACAATAAAATAACAACTAAAACTGAAATCAATGTATAATTCAAACACTAAAATCCTAGTTACTGGTGGCGCTGGGTTCGTCGGTACAAATTTTATCAACGACTTATTAAACAGAGGCCATAATCCTAAATGTATTGCCGTAATTGATAATATGGAACATGGTACTTATATACCTAAAGTTCATGATCAAATAGAAAACTTTCATAGAGTTGATATTAGAAATCAATTCGTAGAAACTATTATAGAAAAATTTAATCCTGATTATGTTTATCATTTTGCAGGTTTAGTTTCAATCTATGATTGCCATGAAGATGTATATGAAGCAGTAGATAATAATATTTTAGGAAGTATTAATGTAATGAATGGCTGTCTTAAAGCAGATGTTAAAAGAATTATATTTAGTGAAACTTCAGCTGTATATGAAAATTGCGAAATGCCTAAAGCTGGCTTTAACGAAACACAATCAGATCCTACTACAATTTATTCAACAACTAAAGCATGTCTTGCTCTATTGGCAGAATCATACTGTAGAACTAAAGGATTAAATTATACTGCACTTAGATACTTTAATGTAGCAGGACCTTTACAAGATTATGAAAGAACTATACCACCTGTATTTGCTGGATTTATTTTAAGAATTAAAGGTGGTCGTAATCCTATTGTGTTTGGAGACTATATGAAAGCAAGAGATTATATTGATGTATCAGATGTTAATGCATTTCATATTCTTTGTATGGAAAATGAAGATACTGCAAACCAAACATTTAATTTAGGAACTGGTAAAATGACTAACTTAATGGATCTTAAAAATCTGATTGCAGATATTATGGATGTTAAAGTTGAATTTGATCATTATGATGCAATTGCAGGTGAAGCATTAAATTCATACGGAGATATCTCTAAAGCTAAATCTATGGGATGGGAACCTAAGAAAGATATAACTGATACAATTAAAGAAACTATTGTATACTTAGAAAATGAAATAGAAGAAGGTAACATTGATCCTTTTACATTCATGGAAGATTTAGAAATTGAAAAAGTAAAAATATGAGCAAAGAAAAAGAATTAAAATGGGGTACTATGATTCCGTTAATCGGAGGTAGTGCAATAGGATGTAATAAAGCAACAGGTAATTTACCGGCATTTCATTTAAGTTATGATGCATTTGCTGCAAACGAAAGTCATATAGAAGATTATTGGCCAGACGTACCTATGTATAGAATAGATCACGAAGAATTGGATATTCCTAATCAAACATTTGAACAAGTAGATTTTGTAAATTCTGTTTGTCCTTGTGCAGGTTTATCCCAATTAAATTCTGCGAGCGGTACAGCTGCATCAAGAGGTTCTGGTGCTACACAAAACAAGTGGATGTATGATTCAGCAGAATATGTTTTAGAACACGTTAAGCCTAAAGTATTATGGGGAGAAAACGCACCAGGACTATTTACTAAAATGGGAGAAGGTGTTGTAGATAATCTTAAAGAGATTGGTAAAAAGTATGGTTATAGTTTTTCTTTAATTAAAACTAATACTGAATTACATGGAATTCCACAAAGAAGAATAAGAACATTTTATTTCTTTTGGAATACACCAACAGTTCCTATGTTAGGTTGGCAGTTCAGAGAAAAGAAACATCTTATTGATTATCTTAAAGAAATACCAAAGGATGCAACCTTACAAGATATGTTTATGGTTGCTGGAAAAGTAACAGATCATTATAAGCCTTATGAATTTGTATTAGAAAAAGAAGGTTTAACTCATGCTGAATTCGCTAAGAAATTTGGTAAAGGTACGATAGCTCAGTATTTAGAAAAGCATGATTTAATTGATGAGTGTATCCAATGGCTAGATAAAAATTATCATAAACAAGGATTCTCTAATAAAAAATCTACAAAATCATTTGGTGATATGTTAGAACATCAAAAATATAAAACAAGCCAAGGTTTAGGTTATTGGGATGCATCGCCACATTTCTTTAATGAAAGCTTTTCAGCTCTTATTGGTAGAAATATGTTTAACGGTGTACACCCAACAGAAAACAGATATTTAAACATTAGAGAAATGTTACACTTAATGGGATTACCATTAGACTTTGGAATTAAAGATGCTAGGCAAGTTAATCACATTGCTCAAAATGTACCAGCAACAACTGCAATGGACATGGCAATTGAAGTAAAGAAATTTTGTGAAGGTAATGCTAAGATGACAAATTATACCTTTATGAAACAGGATAATACTAAACAAAAAGTTTTAGTAACTGAAGAGTTAGGAGCAGAGCCAAAAAAGAAGTATAAAGTTAATAGTACTTTTTAAAACTATATTAAATTAATGCATATAACAATAAACAAATAATAAATTCAATGGAAGCAACTATTAAAAAAATTGACGGTTACGAATTAAGTACATTCGTCAAAAAACTTTTACCGATTGATAAATTCATTTTTATGAAAATTGGACAAGAAGGAACCGTTTCATCTGTTTACTTCCCTGAGAGGGATGCAGTGAAACTAGTATCAACACCAACATCTGATATCTTTGACACTGACATTACTAATCCAGTAAAAGTTAGTTTTTATAATGGTACCAAAGTAATCGATGCGCTATCTCATTTTAATGGAGATGTACAAGGCAAAATTAAATACTCTGAGATTGATGGAGAATTAATGGCAAGTGATTTTACTTTAGAGAATGATGATCTTCAAATTAATTTAGCATGTGCTGATCCATCATTATCATTTATGGAAATGAGTAAAGAAGAAACTGATCGTGCATTTGGAACTGATGGAAATTTATTTCAATTTGATCTTCTTACAACTCATGTAGATAAAATGAAATCTTTATTTAATTTAGAAAGAGAAGAAGATACATTTACATTAGCAGTAACTGATAAGGGTATTGCTGTACAAGGTCTTTCTTATGATGCTACTTTAGCTCATTCTTATGAAGGCGAAAATGCAGTAGGACAAAAGGTTGTAATTTACAAAAAATATATTAACCTTTTAGATAAAGAAAACTATAAAGTGGTAGTTTGTAATAATAAAGTTGTATTTAGATCTTTAGATACCAACACTCACTTAACAGTTGCAGTAGCAATTACTGACGAGGATTAATACTTACATATTCTATTTAAAAAGGCATCTCAATATGGGATGCCTTTTTCTTAAACTTTTTATAGATTTTACTATATAAATAATATAAAGAAACTATTATGGCATATCGAAGCAAAACAGGATTAAGAGTAAGCATTTCAAAAAAGAATGGCCAGGACGCTATAGAATTTATTGAATTTGATTGTAAATATCAAGATACGTATATTCAATATATCACACAATATTATAATCCTTTAACTGGAATATATGATAATACTAAAACTCAGATATATTTTGAAGGTAATGATACTCTTTTAATAAATCAAGGATATGGCGTTACATCATCTGAATTAACATAATATGACAGAGCTTACCGAATTACAACAAATTAATAAAGAAGCAAGTAAGTTTTATAACTATGAGCAAGCCGTTAAGTTAATGCTTAACTCTATTTATGGCGCATTTGGTAATCCTTATTTTTATTTCTTTAATGTTGATATAGCAGAGACTATAACATTACAAGGTAAAGATGCAATTTTATATACTGAAGAATTACTTAATATGTACTTCAGTAAATATTGGCATAAAGATATTGCTGCTCATAAAGAAATGGGAATTACTGTAACAGGCAGAATAGAAAACCCAGTAGGAATTTATATTGACACTGATTCTGTTTATGTAAAGTTTGATGAAGTAATAGAAAAATCTGAAGGTTGGAAAGGTGATGAAAAGGAGTTTATTTTAAAACTCTATAAAGTTAGAGTAAACGGTTACTTAGAAAAAATACTTCAGAAATATGCAGATGATAATAATGCAGAAAACTTTTTATCTTTTGAATTAGAAAGTATTGCAAAAAATGCAATATGGTTAGCTAAGAAAAAATACATGCAAAATATTGTATGGAAAGATCCAGATATTCATTATGAAGACTTATCTAAAATCAGCTCAAAAGGTTTTGAAATTATTCAGTCATCAACACCAATATTTGCTAGAGAAAAATTAAAAGATCTCCTAACATACATATTCTCTGTTGATAAATTAGATATGAAACAATTTGCTGCTTTACTTAAAGATATTAAAAGGCAATTTAAATTAGCTAATGTAGATCAAATTAGTTTTTCACGAAAAGTAAATAATTATCAAAAGTATATAGTAAATGATTATGAAGCTTTTGAATTTGCATCAAGGTGCCCAATAGGTGTAAGATCCGCAGGTTATCATAATTATCTGTTAAATAATTCTTCATCTAAAGGTAAATATCAACCTTTAGGAAATGGTGAAAAATGTAAAATGTATTTCTCTAAAGATAAATCATGTGATGTATTTGCATTTTCTCCTGGAGATTTTCCTTATGAATTTGCACCAGAGATTGATCATGATAGACAATTTGAAAAAACAATATTAGATCCTATTAATAGAGTAGTAACTGCAATGGGATTTAAGGCATTTAATAGAAACTTGATTTATACAACTAGTTTATTTTAAAGCCTAAATAAATAATAAAATAATATAATTATGCGTAATAGAAAATTTAGAATTCACTTGCTAGGATTACCTCACACTAAAACTACATTAGATTTTACTGCATGTGCTTATACAATGAAGGCATGGAAATTTTGTAAAATGATGAAAGGTAGAGGTCATCACTTAATGCATTATGGTCATGAAGAATCTAACCCATGTGCTGACGAAAACATTCCTGTAATTACAGCAGAGAAATGGGATAAGGTTTACGGTGAGCATGATTTTCATAGTAAATTTTTTAAATTTGATGTAAATGATGATGCATATCAAGAATTCTACAAAAATGCAATTGCTGAAATAGAAAAAAGAAAACAACCCGGTGATATAATTTTACCATTTTGGGGTGGTGGTGTTAGACCAATATGTGATGCTCACCCAGATCTTACTGTAATTGAACCCGGTATAGGATATGCACATGGTCATTGGGCTAACTTTAAAATATTTGAATCTTATTCAATATATCATGCATTTTGTGGTTTAGATAATGTAGGTACATGTAATCAACATTGGTATGATATTGTTATTCCTAATTATTTTGATTTAGATGAATTTGAATATTCTGACAAAAAAGAAGATTACTTTTTATTTGTAGGTAGGGTATATGATGGTAAAGGTCTTAATATTGCAATTCAAGCAACACAAGCAATAGGAGCAAAATTAAAAGTAGCAGGTCAATTATCAGGCCACTATGCAGAACCAGATTTTGTATGGCCAGATAATGTAGAGTTTATGGGTTATGTTGGAATGGAAGATCGTAAAAATTTAATGAAAGGTGCTATAGCATCATTCTTACCATCTATGTATGTTGAACCTTTTGGGGGAGTTCAAATTGAAAACTTACTTTGTGGTACGCCAACTATTACTACTGATTGGGGTGCATTTACAGAAAATAATATTCCAGGTGTTACTGGTTATAGATGTAGAACTTTTGATGAATTTGTACAAGCCGCAACTAATTGCAAAAATGGTGTAATAAAATCTAGTGACTGTAGAGCTCATGGTGAAAAATTCTCTTTAGAAAATATTGCACCTAGGTATGAAACATTTTTTAACGATGTATTAGATATATCTGGATATGAAGGATGGTATGCAATACAAGATCCATCTATTTATGATCCTAAATACTTAGCAACTCGAGGATATGCACCTGACGGATCTAAACTAGAAAAAAAAAGCTAAAGCCTAAATTAGCAATATGGACTGAAGGCGGCTGGTCTTTAGGGAAGGTTTACAAAGGTTTAAAAGATTCCTTAGATTTTAAATACGATATAGATTTTTATGACTGGAGTAATAATGACGGTAATAAAAGACTATGGACTGATGGGGCATGGAAAGATTACGATGCTATCCTAGGTAACACTGCATTAACATTTTGGCCAGAAGAATTAGGCTATTTAGAAAAATTACCCCAAGAAGCATTAGATAAAATGATTATAGGAATCTGGGCTAATTTAAATTTAAATAATGCTCATTTTATGGAAAGGATTAAATATACCGAAGGTCCTATGTTCCACTGCGTAAACGAAGAAATACAAAAAAGTGCAAAAGAAAAATATAATGTTACTGCTACTTTAGTTAAAGCAGGTAAACCTACCGCTGACTTTACTCAATTTAAAACTATTAAAAAAATATCAACATTAGGACTAAACGGTAATCCTCAAATTGGAGAAGCATGGTGCCAAGTAAAAAGACCAGATATGTTTAAAGAAATTGCAGAAAAATCAGGATGCAAATATTCTTTCATATTTAATTCCCCAGAAAAAGATAATAAAATTTATAAAGACATAGACATGTATGTATGCACGAGTACATACGAATCTGGGCCGGCTGGTATTATGGAATGTGCTTTAAGTAAAATGCCAGTTATATCAACTAACACTGGTCATGGTAAAAATATAAAATCTATAAAAACATTTGAAACTGTTGATGAAGCAGTATCAATTATTAATGAATTAAATTCATCACCTGAATTACTTCATAATTATATTGAGGAGGTATATAATGAAGTTATCGAAGAATATGATTGGTCTACGGTTACTCCTAAATATTGGATTCCTTTAATAGACAAACTCTTAAACAAATCATAAATTTTACATATAAAAATAAACAAAAATAATATGGCAAAGGAATTCTCATTCGCAGATTTAAACAAAGAAATGTCAAAGATATCCGAGTACGGAAATACTTTAGACAAATCAACAATTTCAGAAATTGATCATTATATACCTACTGGTAATTATCATTTAAATGCATGCTTAACAGGTTCTTTATTTGGAGGTTATCCTAATAATAGAGCAGTGGCATTAGCAGGACCGTCAGGTACAGGAAAAACTTATCTTATTTTAAATGCAATTAAACAAGCACAAAGACAAGGATATAGTATTATATTTTATGATTCAGAAAATGCAGTAGATAAATCATTAGTTGAAAAATTTGGTATTGATGCTTCAAAATTTAGATATGAACCTTGTAATACCGTTCAAGAATTTAGAAGTTCAGTTACTGCTATTACTGATGTTTTAATTGAACAAAAGAAAAAAGGAATTGCATTACCTAAAATAATGGTAGTCTTAGATTCTGCTGGTAACCTTGCAACACAAAAAGAAATTGATGATGCAAAAACTGGAAGTAGTAAAGCTGATATGACAAGAGCCAAATTGTTAAAATCTACCTTTAGGATTATTATGACACAGTTTGGTATTTGTAAAATTCCTTTCTTATTTACAAATCATACATACCAAACACAAGATTTATTCTCTAGACAAGTTGGAGGAGGTGGTACAGGACCAGAATATGCCGCATCTATTATTTTATTTTTAGGTAAAGCAAAACTTAAAGAAGGTGTAGAGCAAACAGGAATTATTGTAACTGCAAAACCAAATAAAAATAGATTTGCAAAACCAACAAATATTAAATTTCATATTTCTTTTAATAAAGGTATGAATGCTTATGTAGGTTTAGAAGAATATATCAGCTGGGATACTTGCGGTATTGAAAGAGGGAGATTTATTACTGAAGGTCAATTTAATAAATTAACAGATATAGGTAAAGCTGAATGTAGAAAACATTCTTTTAAGAAAGATAAAAAAGATGTTACTGTTTATTTTCAACCTGCAGCAACTGCTCGTAAAATTTGTGTAAAACATTTAAATGATTCTGTAGATTTAAATAAATTATATACACCAGAAGTTTTAACTGAAGATGTTCTAAAATTAATTGAACCTGTTGTAAATGAAAAATTTACATACGGGGATGAATTAGATCAAGAAGAATTAGGAAATATAATTACTGAAACAGTTGATGATGTTGCCGAAAACTCTTAATACAGCTAAACTTAAAGTAAAGTATGTATTAGGAAACCACACAACATTACCACAATACCCTGATGCTGAAGATGTACTTTTTGAATTAATACGAGATTATTGTGGAAAGGTTGCTAAAGAGATAAAATTTACAAATGTCTCAATGGCAAAGCGATGGAACCTATCTAAAGAACAGTGTGATGTTATTTTAAAACAATTATTAAAACATAATTTTTTAGAAATATCTTTACAAAATTCTGCATATACTACTTATGAGGTAATCTATAATCCTTATCAATAAAACTAATTATGTTTTTTAGCATATAAAAATAAAACTACATGAAATCAAGCATAGATCACGAAAAGATTTTCTTTAACTATTTTTTAACAAAGCCGCATTACCTTAAAGGAACAGGTAAAGGCTTTTTTGCAAATAGTGATTTAGATCAAATTGCAAAATTATCAAAAGACTTTTATTTAAAATTTGGTGAAAGCCCATCTAAGCAACAGATGTCTGCTTTGGTTAAAGATGATCCTAATGAAATATCTCAAGATATTGTAAAATCTGTTTTTGATATTAACATTAATGAATATGACCAAGATTGGTTAAAAAGAACTGGTGAAGCGTGGGTTAAATGGAAACATTTTGATAAACAGTTAGTAAGAACAATTGAATATGTAAAAACTCAAGATGTATCTCCTGAAAATGTAGAAGATGTAGTTCAGCGCGCAATAGGAATGATTTCTACTGATGGTTCAATTAATTTTGATACAGATACAGGTTTAGATTTTTTTAATCCTGAATCACATGTACAAAGAACATCAAAGAAAATAGAGACAGGTTGGAGTTTTGTTGATAGAGTATCTGGTGGAGGTTATGATACAAAGTCATTAATTGTTTATGCAGGAGAACAAAATATTGGTAAATCTATATGGTTAGCTAATGATGCAGCTAACTTTGTTAAGATGGGCCATAATGTAGTTTTTATTACAGCAGAGATGTCGGCTCAAAAAGTATTAAAAAGAATAGGTGCTAATCTTTTACATGTACCTATGAGTGATTACGATAAGAATGCAAGTAACAGAGATTATATGAAAAGAAAATTGGAGAAAGTATCTCGAGGTTTATTACCTCCAGGTAAATTATTTGTTAAAGAATATCCAACTTCTCAAGGGACTATACCAGATATTGAAGCTTACTTAAAAGACTTAGAAGAAAACACCGATCATAAAGTAAATGTATTAGTTGTAGATTATATTAATATTCTTGCAAATTATAGAAATCCTAATACTGAAAATACTTATATGAAGATTAAGCAAATAGCCGAAGATCTTAGAGCATTAGCAGTTAAACGAGATATGTTAGTTATATCTGCAACTCAAATTAATCGTGGTGCATGGGATGCAACTGAAGTAAGAATGGAAAATATAGCAGAATCAGCAGGTCTTGCTCATACTGCTGATGTAATGTATGCACTGATACAAGATTCTGTAATGCATGCCGAGCGCGAATATTGGTTAAAGGTTTTAAAAATTAGAGATGGTCAAGGAAAAGGATCAAGATGTAGGTTTAATATTGACTATGAACACATGAGATTAACGGAAACGGATGATATCTCAGGATAATAATAAAATATAAAATAATATGTGGGGAAAAAAGAAAAAAGCTCTTACCAAAGGAGAAGATGATAAACAATCAAAGTTTGTAGAAAAAGATAAGATCTTTAATAATACATACGGAGAACAAGACTTAGGAGGCCAAAAGATAAACTTTACAGTTTCATCTTCATGGTTAGACAGTATGGATCCAGATGATAAACAACATTATGATTCATTATTTGAAGTAATTGATAACTTGATTAAAGGGAGTGAATTTGAGCATCTTAATGAAGCAACACCAGACGGTGTAATAAAAAAATTAAATAAGGTGCAAATTAATAAAGTATTTTTCTACATTATAGAAAATACTGGAAGCTCTTATACAAGAATAGATTTATTTAGTGTTCTTTCAGATTATTTTGATGTATTCCCTAATAAATTCTATAATTCATTATCTAATAAATTTAAAGATGAACTTATTAAAGAATTAGATGCAAAATACAATATTTTAGAAAAAAGAAAAATCAGAAAATTATTTTAATATGGCAAAGAGAATATGGATGGTATCTGATTCCCATTTAGGCTGTAGATCAAATTCTGTTTTGTGGCTTAAAATAATTGAAGATTACTTTTTTGAATTTTTTATACCTTTAGTTAAAAAAGAATATAAAAAAGGTGATGTTCTTTATCATTTAGGTGATGTGTTTGACAATAGACAGAGCGTTAATTTAGCAGCCCAAGATTTAGCTATTAGAGTATTTGAAGAATTAGGAAAAATATTTCCAGATATTCATATCATTGTAGGTAATCATGATATAATGAGAAAGAATTCAAATGAAATTTCATCGGTTGATTGTTTAAAGTATTTACCTAATGTTACAGTATTAAAAGAACCTAGAATTTTAAAGTATGATAATGCCACTTGTTTATTAATGCCGTGGAGAAGAAATCATGAACATGAAAAAGAAACATTAGATTCAATAAAAGAAAATATTGATTATATGTTTTGTCACACTGAAACTCAAGGTGTTCAAACCAGCCCAAGCACAAAACATTTACATAATGGTGGTAATGCAGTAGGTGTATTTAAAAGATTTAAAAGAGTTTATTCTGGACATATTCATTACAGACAAGATAAAGAAAACTTTGTACTTGTAGGAAATCCTTACCAAATGACTAGATCCGATAGAGACAACCAAAAAGGTATTTACTTATTAGACTTAGAATCAGGTAATCATAAATTCTATGAAAACAAATTAAGCCCTACTTTCCTTAGGTATTACATTAATGAAATATTAGAAATGAGAATGGAAGATATTGAGGCTGCTATAAAAAATAATTTTGTAGATATCTTTATTCCTTCAAATGTATTAGGTAAGTATAATATTAATATGTTTATGGATTATCTTGATGGTATAGCTAGAAAATTAGAACCAAGAATTTATGATGAGGATAATCCTTACGATACAGAAGATGGTGAATTATCAGATTTTAATGGAGAAATGAATTTAATGAATATTGCAGCAGAGCATATAAATTCTTTAGATTATGATGAGGATTTAAAGGAAAGATTAAAAGTATCAGTACAAGAATTATATAAAAGAACATTATCTCCAAGCTATGAAGATTAAAAAAGTAGAGTTTAAGAATTTTGCAAGTTATGGAAATAGATTGCAAGTTATAGATTTTGAAGAAGGCAAAAGCAACTTATATTTAGTACTCGGTGGAAATGGTGCAGGCAAGAGTACATTAGCAAAGGTAATAACATATATGTGTTATGGTAAAGTTGAAGGCTCAACCTTAAAGGATTTACCTAATAGAGTTAACAGCGAACTATACGGAAGAATATGGTTAGAATCAAAAGGTAATAAAATTGAAATTGAGCGAGGTATTAACCCAGGCATTTTTAATGTTAAGATTAATGGAGCTGAATATGATGTAGCTGGTAAAGTAAATTTACAAGAATTTTTAGAAACAGAAATTTATGAAATACCTTATCATGTTTTTAAGAATGTAATTATATTATCAGTTAATGATTTTAAATCTTTCATCACAATGTCTCCTTATGATAAGAAAAGAATCATAGATAAGATATTCGGCTTCTCTGTTATAAATGAAATGGCTGAAGCAGTTAAAGAACAGCGCCGAGGTATCATTGATGAAATAAGAACCTATGAAGATGAAATAAGAACTCTTAATGAATCTATAGGATCTGTTTATGATAAAATTGAACAGATTGAATTACTAACTGAAGAAAAGGATAAATCTAAAGTTAAGAAATTAAAAACAGATTTAATTGCTCTAAATGAAAATAGAAAAAAATTAAACCAAGTTACTAAAAATACAAAAATAAAATTAGAAGAATTAGATTTAGATTCTAGAAATAAGTCAACTGAACATTCTACAGTTAAGCATAAAATTTCTAATATTAAAAAAGATTTAAAATTATTTGAAAATTCAACATGCCCTACATGTACTGCACCATTAACTTCAGATTTTCATTTAGATATTAAAAAAGAAAAAGAAGAATCTTTAATATCTTTAGAAGAACATTTTAAAACTACTGAAAAAGAATATGAAGATTCTGTTACAAAATTAGATGACTTAAGAATAAAAGGAAGGCAAATACATGTAAGAGCTGGCCAATTAGAAACTCAAATGGAAAATTTAAAATCCAAATTAATAGAATTAGCCGAAAAGGATGAATCTGATTCTTCAACTAATTTAAAACAATTGGTAAAAGATTTTAAAATTCGTAAAGATGATAAGACCTCTGGTAAATTAAAAAGTGAAAGTGAAGATTATTATTTAACTATTCTTGAAAATTTAATGGGTGAAGGTGGAATTAAAAATTTAGCAGTAAGATCTATACTCCCTTCTTTTAATAATCATATACTTCTAATGGGTAGAGAAATGGGAATTCCATTCGGTATAAGATTTGATGACAAATTTAATTGTACACTTCATCACTTAGGAGCTGAAATAAGTCCAAAGACTTTAAGCACAGGTGAAAAGAAAAAAGTAGACTTTGTAATTATTATGGCATTGATGAAAATGATTAAAGTTAGATTCCCATCTCTAAATATTTTATTCTTAGATGAAATATTTTCTTCTATTGATTCAGATGGTGTATATCATATAATTAATATACTGCATGATACTATACAAGATATAGGATTAAATACCTTTGTGATTAATCATACAGTATTACCTAGTGAATATTTTGATAAAAAGTTAGAAATTACAAAAGATGCAGGCTTTAGTGAATTTACAATTGAATCTATTGGATAAATATAATACAAGAAAAAATTAAACATGACTAATGTCAGCATATAATCAAGAGTTTAATAAGGACAATACTATACTGCGTTATATTATAGTAGCTCTTTTAGCAGAACTAAAAGATAAAGTTTATTATTATAATCAAATAGATGAAGATACTTTAAAGAAAATACCAGTTCCTTTCTTTTATTCAATTACAGGAGATGGTAGATTTTTAATGGATAACTTTCTGTTTGATGCAGAAGCAGCAGGTAAAGCTATAGGTGACTACGAAAGAGTACCAAGAGGTATAATACAATTAACTGGCATATCCATAGATTCAGGTAACCAAACAAATAAGTTCGCTAGAGGTGAGTTTGTACAAGAATGGGAAGGTATTTTAAAAACATTCTCAATGGAAACTAATTTTCTTCCACTTAATATATCTTTTGATTGTACAGTTGTATGTTCATCTAATCTAGAAATGTTAAAGGTTACAGAATCTTTAATGAGTAAAATTTATAAAAATACCCTTTTCCAAGTTGATTTAGGTATGATGAGAGTACAAGCTAGTTTTGCTGTTCCTGAAGATTATTCTCAAAATAGATTATTTGAATTTCAGTTAAATGACAAAAAAGAATGGAGTGTAACATTTCCTATTGAAGTAGCTTCATTTATGCCAGTATTTGAAAGTGGTATTTTAATTCCTGAAATAAGCCTTATGACTAAGGAAGCTATTAAAGCTAATCCGACTGCGCAGGGTGTAGGAATGTTAAGATCAGGTTCTGATAATGAATTAGGTATTTACTTTGGTGGAATATTCCAGAAATTTGAATACACTAGTGAAAGCATATTAAAAGTTCAACCTAGTGGATTACTTAGTAATAAAGGATATATTAATCCTGATTCAATACAAACTGGGGGACCTTATATAGATGCAAATATAACATCTGCTCCTATAGTACCTGAATCAGCTGAAAGCCGTACTTATAGGAATGCTAATGCTAAACCTGATGTAGAAGAATCAGGATTAGGTAGTGTTGATTCTGGATTTGATGGATAAACAATTAATCAAAGAGACTTATAATATATAAAACAAATCAAATAGTGTAATATGGAAAACACAATGAACGAAGGACAAACACAAGTTTATGCAGATGGGGCAATTGATGCTCAACCTGGTGTAAATACTGGAGCCCTTTACCTTAATAACCCTAAGCAACAATTAATGGATATAATCCATGTATTGTTTAGCCAAAGTGGTAAAATGTCAGATATGGCTCCAACAGGAGATAATATTGATGGAAAGATAACTCACGGTGGTGCTATGACAGATCAACAAGTTATGGCAATCTTAGTAGGAATGGGTATTCCACAGCAAATGGCAATGAGCGGTATTGCAAAGTATCGTGAAAGCATGCCAGATCAATCCGATATATACACTGAAAATAATAATCAAAAAAATCATAACAAAATGAAATTTACATTAACAGACCTGTACGAAAACGTTATGGATAGCATTAATGGATTGAAGGCAATGGATAATGACAATTCCAGAGTTTCGTATTCTGTTAAAGAATCTCTAACTATTTTGGAAGAAGCATTAACTGCATTTCCAATGAAACTTAAAAATGCTGACTTATCTGCAATTAGTGAAGAACTAGAAAATTCAGTTAGTCCGGACCTTAAGTTTAAAATTGCAAGAAACTTATACTCTAGGTTAGCTCAATCAACTTGGTTAAATCCAATTTCTGAATTAAGAGAGTATATAATGGAATCATATAATAATGCTAAATGGGAATTTAGAATTAGTGAATCTATTGAAAGAACTGAAAATCAAAAAGGAAAATTAATGGAATCATTTAATTCTGATTTAGTTTCTTTATTAAATGAATCAGATGTAAAATCTAAATTTGCTGCTGTTGCTGCAAAACACCCATGGTCAATGGATGCTAAGCAAATAGTAAATGAAATGAATGCTGAAGATCAAAAAGTTGCATCTACTGCAAATGGTAAAGTTGTATCTGTTCTTTCTCCAGTATTAGAATCTGAAGAAGGATTAACATTCCACTTACATGGAAAGAATTATACTTATAATGGAACTGACATTACTGAAGCTAATGTAACTGATCCAAGATTCTTCGATGTATGTGAAGGTTTAAATATGTTCTCAAGAAATGCAAACATTCTTTCATTACATGGTGAAAATGGTAAATCATTAGAATACAATATTACTGAAGGTACTTTAACAATGGGTAAAGTTGATATGACTAATTATAGTATCATTGAATTAAAAGAAGCTTTATTAGCAACTAATTTCTCAGGGTATAGAAATCAATGGCAAAATGATAAAATCTGTAAATTCTTTGAATCTGTTGATTTAATCGCTGAAATGGATAATTTCACAACAGTACAAAATCAAGAATTCTTAGATGTATTTTTAACAATGATTGGAGTAAGTGAAGGTATTTACATTAATAAAGTAAATCCTGGAATGAACTTAAATGAAATGTCAAAAATTGATACTGCTACTGAAACTGTTGAAATAGTAAAAGAATTTATTAACTTTGATGTTTCTCCAATTCTTTCAGAAAGATTAATTGCTGAAGATAATGACAAAGCAATAGAAGAAAATAAAAGAAAAGATCTTACTGATTCAATTTCTTTCCTAGAAGAAAAGAAATCTGAAGTTGAAGCTGCTATTAAAAAGTTAGGTGAAACTGAAGAATTAACTGAAGCTTTAAATTTATTAGCCGAAGAGTTAAAAGGAAAAGAAAAAGAATTAGCTGATTCATATATTTCTGAAAAAAAAACTAAAGACGACTATTTAAATGATGGCTTCGTAGAAGCATCAGTTAAAAAAGCTGGCCAAGGTTTAAAAAAGAGACAAGAAGTATTAGTTAATGCTGAAGAGTATGCTTCTCTAGGTGATGATGATTTACTAAGTATTATAATTCCTAAAACAGGAAAGAGTATTGTACTTCCTAAAGAAGATTTAGAGGTTAAGATTTAATCTGTAAATACATTCTAGTTTAATATAATTAGAGGACCGATTGAAATTAAACAATCGGTCCTTTCTTGTATATAATAATAAATAAACAAATCTAATGGCAAGAAAAAGAAATTATTTAAATAATAGAGATCTCCTCGAACAGATTATTCAATCTAAAGAAGAAGGAGAATTAACACCTAAGGCTTTAGAATTCTTAATGCTATTAGCTGATAAATGTTCAAGAAAATTAACATATAGAAATCCAGAAGATAGGCAAGATTGTATTGCTTATGCTTATATGGATCTTTATAGATATTGGAGAAATTTTAATCCAGAAAAAAGTACTAATGCATTTGCTTACTTTACTGAAATAGCAAAAAGAGGATTTGCAAAAGGTTGGAATAAATTACATCCAAAGAAATATCACGGTACTGTATCAATTAATGGTAGCGCTGATAGCGAAGGAATTTATACAATATAGTTAATTGCCTATGAGCATTAAAAAGGTAAAACCTACTTCAAAGTCTGGATTTAAACAAGGTTATTATAAACCTAAATACCCTCAGAAGTATCGAGGAGAAGGTCCAATTATATATAGAAGTAGTTGGGAAAGAAAATTTTGTTATTGGTGTGATCATAATATGGATGTGATTTACTGGATATCAGAACCTTTCTCTATACCTTATTTTAATTTGTTAGACAATAAGTTTCATAAGTATTATCCTGATTTTTTCTTTAAGATGAAAAAGGGAGATGAAACTCAGGAATATGTAGTAGAAATAAAACCTAAGGCACAATTACAAAAACCTAAGGAACCAAAAAGAAAAACGGCAAAGGCATTAAAGAATTTTAAATATGCTTACGAATCATATGTAAGAAATTTGTGTAAAACAAATGCACTTAATAAGATGGCAAAAGAAAGAAATTGTAAAGTAATGTTGCTAACCGAAGATTCAAAGTTATTCTAATGGCATTAGTAGGAGTATTCACAGAAGATTTAGATATTTACCTTACTGATAGTAAAGGAAGGAATCGTGCATCTAAACAATCACAAATAGATATACCTCGTATAGGGGCTAAAAGTGATGGAGTTTTAAATCCTGGTCAAATGTATAGTTTTTATTATTATACTAAAGATGAAGCTTTTTATGACACCCACCCATTAGTATTAGGTTTAGGAGAATCCGAAAATGGACACCAATTAGGTATTAATTTACATTATATGCCTTATGAAGCAAGAATACCTTTTCTAACTGAACTTACTGTATCATTACAATCCCAAATAGCTAATTTAACAAAAGGCCAAGCTTTAGGTAATCCTGATGCGCAAAAACCAATAACAGCATTTAAATGGGAATTTGTAAAAGCAGCTTATGGTAAAAAATATAATTTAACTTACTGTACAAGACAGTATATAATTAAGAAAATGAAAAATCCGTATGTACTAGGTTATGAAGATTGGTATGTAGGGGCTGTAAATAATGAAAGTGATTTTTATGGTGGTAACATAAACCAAGCACAATCATTATACTACAAGAATATATAAAATAATAAAAAATAAGAATATGGCAGGTTTTACAGATAGAAGAGGTCCTTTAAGTACAGGAAATCCAGTAAGAAGGCTTCTGAAAGATCTTTCTAATTTAGGAATGGCTTATGATGATATGATCATTCGCAATTCACGAGCAGTAGGTTTTACCGAAAATCAAATGGGTTATTCATTTAATCCAATGGGTTCAGATGGTGATGATATGTATGGTGCGTTTGCTGCGCTATCATTAACTGATACAAACTTAAAAAAGAATATTGCATTCTTTGATCAAGATTATGTTAGAAAAAGAGATCAACTTAGAACTTTTGCAGTACAAGATGAAATAGAAGATATCTTAGATGTATTAACTGATGAAGCAATTGTATTTGATGAATCAAATTACATGGCTTATGCAGAATTTAATGGGCATATTGGAGAATCAATAGAAGAAGAAATTAATGATGTATATAATAATATCTATAATTACTTCGGATTTAATGATATGGTTGCTCCGTGGAACTATTTTAGGAAATGGTTAATTGACGGATTTCTTGCGTTTGAAATAGTTTATAATGATAAGCAAACAGAAATTATTGGTTTTAAAGAATTAGATCCAATATCATTAATGCCAGGTATTGATACTGATGACGGTAAAAAAGTTTGGATTCAATATAAAGGTGAAGGCGCAAAAGAAAGAACTTTATGGGATTCTCAAATAATATACATTTCATATTCTTCCGTAAATTCTCCAATGAGAATATCTTATGTTGAAAGATTAATAAGATCTTTTAACCTTTTAAGAATAATGGAACACAGTAGAATTATCTGGGCTGTATCTAATGCTTCATTTAAAACACAATTTACAATACCTGTTGGTGGTAAATCTAAAACAAGAGCAAAGCAATCTCTAGCAACATTAATGAATTCATATCGTGAGGTTGTAGACTTTAACTTTGAGAGTGGTGAAATTCAAACTAATGGTAAACCAATGATGCCATTCAACAAAGAATATTGGCTACCTTCTAAAGATGGTGAAGCACCAGAAATTCAAACGATAGGTGGTGACGGTCCTGATCTTGGTGATACTGAATCATTAAAATACTTCTCTGATAAATTACAATTAGCTTCTAAGATACCATTCTCTAGGTTTGATAGAGAAGGTGGTAATACTTATGATATGGAAGCAAGTGGTATGTTAAGAGATGAAATTAAATTTGGTAGATTTATATCAAGGTTAAGATCTATATTTCAAGAAATATTAGTTAAACCTGTATATCTTCAAATGTGTCTTAATCACCCAGAATTAAAAAATGATATTGCATTTAAAGCAGGTTTAGGATTAAACTTTATGAAGGATAATGTATTTGAAGAAATGAAAGAAATGGAACTTCAGACTAAGCGTGTTGATTTTATAGGTAATATGAAAACACAATTAAGTACAATGACTGCTGATATGGAAGAAATACCATATTTTGATTTAGGATTCTTAATTAAGAGATATGGTGGATTTACACGTGATGATATTAAAGCCAATGCTCGAGCTAAGGAGCGTACTGAGTTAGAGGCAGACGGATATAAAGAAGAAGATATTGAAAAGATCTTATTAGGTGCTAATCCTAAAGATTTTAAGCCTGAGAAGAAATCTGATGGTATGGATGAAGACCCATTAGCTGGAATCTAAAAACTATCAAGAGTTATAATATATAAATCAAATAAACTAGAAAGATGTCAAATAAGAAACTTTTAATTCTAGAAAGATCTAAGTCTAATTTAAGTATGACAAAGGATGCCGATGGCTCTGTTGTCCTTGAAGGTGTATTTACTGAGATTGGAGTAAAGAATAAAAATAATAGAATTTATGAAGAAGCTGAAGTACTTCCTCATATCAATGAATTAAAGGAAAAAGTTAAAACTAACAAATTGTTAGGTGAACTTGACCACCCAAAAGATTTTGATATTAGCCTATCAAATGTATCTCATGTAATCGAAGATTTAGATTATGATAAAGATAAAAAACAGGTTCTAGGAAGAATAAGATTATTAAATACTTCAAAAGGTAAAGAAGCTCAAGCATTAATAGAAGATGGTATTCCATTACATATTTCAAGCAGAGCAGCTGGAACAGTTGATGAAGCCGGTAAAGTTAAAATTAAAAAATTCTTCACTTATGATTTAGTTGCAGATCCTGGATTTGAAAATGCTGAATTATCAAAAGTAAACGAATCTTATGGTTTTGGAGATACTGAAGGTTTATACATTTATGAAATGTCAGAAACTGAAGATGAAATAAATAAAACAAATAAAACAGATCTAACAATGGAAAATACATCAGACAAATTTGTAACTGTTGACGATTTTAATAAGTACACTGAATATGTAAAGAATACATTAGACAGTGTTAAGGAATCTGCAAATTCTAATAACGATGAGTTAATTGAAAAGCTAGTTAAATATACTGAGCATATTGCAGAGAAAGTAAATCAGGTTACTGATTATACTGAATACTTATCCGAAAATCTTGACAAGAGCATATCTCACTCTGACTACTTAGCAGAGAACATCGACAAAATTAAAAATTATGCTTCTTACTTAGGAGAAGAACTAGACAGTTCTATTCAATATACTGAGCATGTTGCTGAACAAGCAGATAAAGGAATTGCATATTCTAATTATTTAGGTGAAAGCTTAGATAAAGGAATTAAGTATTCTGAATATGTTGCTGAAAAGGTTGATCAAAATATTGCTTATTCTGAATACCTTGGAGAAAATGTAGATAAGAGTATTAAATATTCTGAATACATTGCAGAAAATGTAGCAGCTGTAGCTACTGAATCAATTAATGAAGAATCATCTGATCCAGTAATTGAAGAAGCTATTAATGAATCAGTTGAAATTAAAGAAGAAAAGAAATCTTATAAAGATACTATTAGTGAAAAATTAGAAAGTTTAATTTCTAAGGCTGAAGCTAAAAATGTTTCTGAAATGCACTTTATGAATTTCTTATCAGAATCTAAAAAGAATGAATTTGATTCTTTATCTGAAGATAAGCAAGGATTAATAGTTGAATCAATGAATAAAGATTCTATTATGTCAACTGTACAAGCTGAAAATGTTTGGGAATCATGTTTTATAGTAGAAAGAAAGGCAATTAACTTTATTGATGATATGCCATCAAAGTATTCTGATAAATGGAATTCTCTTTCCGAAAATAGAAAAGAACAAATTATTGCTGAATCTAAATTCCACTCTTTAAGTACTCCTTATGCTATTAATAACTTTTGGCAAACAAGAGATCTTAGAGATACTCAAATGAATTTAGAAACACTAAACGAAAGTAAAACTGCTGCTGAAGCTGCTCAAACAAAATCTGAGCCATTATTAAATGAAAGCTATTCAGCAGATTTAATCGAAAAAATGAAATTCAGATTAAATAGATAATCATTTAATCTAAACAATATAATCGAATAGTCAAGAAGAAAAGGACTCAGGCGATTAGAAACGGAATATTAATAGTATTCCACAAAATGCGAAAAATAATTTTTTAAAATGTACGCAAATCAATTAATTAACGAGGCTGAGGTTCAAAAGACTTGGGGACCTGTTATTGAGGAAAGTACTGGTATAACTGAAAAGTCTAAATTGGCTTGGATGTCTAAATATTGCCACTACCACAACCTTAATGAGAGTGTTTACAATACTGTACACCTTAACCCGAACATGAATGTTCAAAGTATGGGGAACGTAACATTGCCAGGAAACCCTGGATCAATGAATGCTTTCCCAGCACAAGCTGCTGGATCTGGTGACAGACCTTTTTCTTTGCTACCACTTGCAATGCAAGTAGCTGCTCAGACTGTAGGTTTAGACTTAGTACCTGTAGTACCAATGCAAGGCCCAATGGGAGTTTTAACTTACCTAGACTTTGTATACGGTGGAGGTAGAGGATCAGGAGCTCCTATTAACGGCGCCCTAGATACTGTAGCTTCTCCATTAATGATCAAAGTAGGATGTACTCCTGGCGCTGGTTTTGCTTTTACAGTAAACGATCTAATTTATGTAGATACTGCTGCTAATATTGCAACTGGTACTTCTGGTGGATCTTACGAATTAACTTTCGTTGGAACTTCAAGAATTGACGGTTTAAATATCTTCAGAGTAAGAGCTAACACAACTGTACTTGATGCAAATGGTGTAAACAGTGGATTTAACTTCGCACAAGGTGCTGAGACTGCTGCTGCAACTATTTATAATTCAATTGTAGCTGGTGGTAACTATCACGGTTTAGTTGCTGGTACTGCACTTGGTGTTGTATTAGCTGCTGGTAACGTTGCTGGTACTTTCACTAACCCTACTAGCTTAGGATTAGTTAAAGCATTAGAGGATCATATTTCTGGTTTCTCTGGTAACGCTTTCCAACCATCTAATGACCCTGCAACTGGTGGACCTGCTTTTGCAACTGAGAATATTAACGGTTTAGATCCTTACCAAAGAGGTGTAGGTGAATCAACTGTTGATAACATCATGGGACTTAGCTTATTCAACAAGTCTATAGCTGCTGAAACTTTCCAAGTTGCTGCTGCTGTAACTAGAGAGCAAGTACAAGACCTTAAGCAATTCGGTATCGATGCAGTAGCTCAAGTAGAAGCTGTATTAGTAAACGAATTGACTCAGTCAATCAACAAGTACATCTTGGACAGAATCTTTAGAAACGGTGTAACTAACAACGCACAAGTTGCGGCTGTAAACGGTACACAGTTATCTCAACAATTTGACCAAGCAGGTGCTGTTGCTACTGCAATTGCATTAGGACCTAACAACACTACAAACGTTAACCAAAATGCTGCAGGACTTCCTGCAAACCAGACTAACGTTCTTGGTGGTGGTAATGTACAAGGTACTTTACAGAGAAGAATCTATACTAAGATTCTTGCTGCAAGTAACTTAATTGCTACAAGAGGTAGAAGAGGACCAGCTACTTTCGCTGTAACAGGTGGAGAAATGGCTACTGCTCTTCAATCAGTTGCTGGATTCGTTGCATATCCGTTATCAAATACAGTTAATCAAGCTGGTGGATCTTTATATCCAATCGGTGCGATCGCTGGGGTAACTATTTATGTTGATCCAAACAGAGCCTTCAATGACTATACAATTGCTGTTGGTCGTAAAGGTGATGGTAACTCACCTGGTTTAGTATTCATGCCTTACTTAATGGCTGAATCAGTAGAAACAATCGCAGAAGGAACTATGGCTCCTAAAATCGCGGTTAAATCTAGATTCGCTTTAGTAGACGCTGGATTCAATCCTGAATTAATGTATTACACAATGAACTTTACGTTCACTGGTTGTTCTATTATCTAATAATAGTTTAATACTTTATATTAGAAAGCCACTCTTCGGAGTGGCTTTTTTGTTCTTACATCTCTAATATATAAAAAAAATCAAATAATATAATGGCAAAGTTAAAAACATATAATGAATTTGTTAATGAAGCTATAGCGGATGTAATTAAAACTCCAGTTAAGTACGTTAAGATTAAAAACAATTTAAAGAAGTTTCAAAAAGCTAAAGTAGCACAAGCACTTAATGATGTAGACTTTGCTAAAAGAAAAGCTAAAGGTGCAGGTGATTTATCTGCAAAACAAAAAGAAGTATTAGTTCAAGCTAACAAAGCTAAGAATGCAGCTCTTGCTGATACTACAGCTGCTGTATCTCAAAGAATGAAAGATTTAGCTACAACTCCAATATTAAAAAAGGTTGTAACAATAGGTACTACAAAATCTAGAATGGCTGCTAATAAAATTGCATTAAAGTCTGCTACTGGTGAAGAAGCTAAACAATTAAAAATAAAAGCTACTGAATTATCTAAAAAAGCTAGCAAAGCAACAGGTGAATTAAAAGATTATGAATCTACTGCTGCTAAGAAAGCTGAGAAACCAGCTGTACAGGAAATGCCAGAAGATAAAGCAAAAGAACAAATATCCGCATTAAGAGATCAAAGAAAACCTCTGATTGATTCAGCATCGTCTGAAAAGGATCCAGCAAAGAACGCTGCTATACGAGTTAAGATAGAAGAAATTAACGTTAAAATAGCTGATCTTGAAGGTGAAGGCCAGGCAGAAGCAAAAGAGGATCTTGCTGCTGCTAAAGAAAAATTAACTAAAGCAACTGGGGGTGGTAAAAAACTATCAGCTGCTGAAGAAAAGAAAGCCGAACAAAAACAAAAGCTAGGTGATCAAATCGGCAAAGCAATGCAAGCTATCGAAAAAGCTAAAGCTGAAGGTAAATCTGAAGAAGCTGAAAAGGCAAAGGCAGTAGAAAAATTAAATTCTGTTAAAGGTACTGAAGAAGAAGGTGCTGCATCTAAAGCAGTAGCTGCATTTGCAACTGCTAAAAAATCTAGGGAAGATGCTATTAAAAAATTACAAGACAATATAAAAGATTTACAGAAACAACAAAAAGAATTAAATGAATCAGTAGAACCAGAATCTTTTGAATATGTAGCAGAATCTGTATCCGAGAAATTTGCAAGATTAAGACCAAACCTGTAAAAATAATTATTAATATGAAATGTGATTGTAAAGTATGTAACTGTGGTTCATCATGTGATTGTACGTGTTGCAACTGTTAAATTAAAACCTTATGTATAAAGTTCGTAAAATAAACTTTGGATGGTATAAAAGGCGGTATGGTATTCTTCTAGAAAACCTGCCGCCTTTGAAGCAAAAATTGCTTTTAAATAACCGTCATATGAAATGGCTTAATTCTGATACTCAAGCTTTTGAGGTTATATTTAAAGTAGAGGATATGAATGGCCATGAAAAGAATGTTAATAAAGCTATTTGGAATCCTTTTAGAGAAACCTTCACTACTCTTAAAGAATTAGAAAAAGATGCAGATCTTATTGACTGGAATTGTGGAATATGTAAAGTTCCTATTAAATCTAGAATGGATTCTAAAAAGGTAGAGAATTTTGTTTGTAGTAAATGTTCTAAAGCCCATAACTCACGGAACAGAAGTGTAGATGGTAGAATTATAGATACATCAATCAAATTTACTAAACACTGTAAACACCTCCTTAAAAAAGAACAAAGAGAGTTTATGACTTATGCTAAGAGATCATCTAAAGCTTAATGCATGTTCTATTGTAATCTTAGGAAATACATTTAATCTACTATAGGATGTCGCGTTAAACACATGCACACCTTTAGCTCTTATTTCTGAATTAAGTTGGTCAAAGCCTGGCAAAAACTTTTCTTTATAAATATGATCACCTGCACCCTTTGTAGGATAACCATCATGAAAGTGAGTAATTTTTCCATCGTTAGCCATATCAAAACCTAATAAGATAATTCGTGATGCACCTAAATGATATGCAAGATTTATAGCAGCATAACCACTATTAAAACCATGAGATAATGATTGAGGATCTTCTTCTAGGCCATAAGGTTTTCCTTTCTTTAATACTTGAATATCATGAGTATATTGAGATCCTGGTTTTAATGCAAACTTTAAACCTTTGTAACTATCCACTTCATTTTTAAACCATGTATAAAATCTACCATCAGTCCAATAAAGAACATCTGCTGTATTATGATAAATGATAGCTTTATTAATTGCAATTGTTCTGCAACCTTGTAATTGTTGAAAATTAAAGTTTTTTAATGAAGGACCTCCTCCAATGATATAAATAGTTTCACCTGTAAATAATTTAGGAACAGTTGAGTATTTAACAACAAGATCATTCACACCTAAAGCAGAATTTCTTAATTGCATATTTTTAGAAACATTTGCAGCTATAGCCTGATTATTTGTAGTTCTTACTGGAGCATTATTTTCATTTCTTCGCTGTATGTTAGTTCTATGTATAATTGCCTGTGGTTCTTGAAAAATCTTCCTAACAGTACGTCGCCTTTGCATTATCTTATTCTCTTTTAATATTTATTCATAATGTAAACAATCTTATTTTTTTACATATAAAAATAAACAAATTCATGCGGAACATACAAAACATTTTACTTACTGAAAAATATCGCCCGAAGGTATTAGAGGATTTAATAACACCTAAAAGAGTAGGTGAGAAGCTAAGTAAAGGGGTTTATCAACATTTATTGCTACACGGTAGTCCAGGCACCGGGAAAACATCAGCAGCTAAAGTATTAGTTAAACATTTTAAACACCCTTATCTTTACATTAATGCGTCCACTGATACTTCAGTTGACATTGTGAGAAATAGAATAACAGATTTCTGTGCTAACCGCTCAATTATGGATGAGCCAGGAAAAATGAAAGTAATTATACTTGATGAGATTGATGGTGTATCGGATCAATTTTTTAAAGCGCTAAGAGCTACGATGGACCAGTTTGCAACTAATGCAAGGTTTGTAGCAACATGTAATTATATTAATAAAGTACCAGATCCAATTCAATCAAGGTTTGAAATGATTGATTTTGATTTTTCTAAAGAAGAAGAAACTGAAATAATGAAAAGTTACATTATGAGGATTCTTAAAATTTGTAAAGATGAAGGGATTAGTATTGATAAACATGCAGCTGTAGAATTAGTGAAAAGAAAATTTCCAGATTTAAGAAATATGTTAAATCAATTACAAGGTTTTCAATCACAAGGTAAAGATAAAATTACAGTAGAAGATATTAAACAATTTAGTTCTGTATATAGAGATATTTATGATTTGGTTATAGATGGAGAAGATCCTGTAAAGAATTATCAATATATGTTATCTAATTATGCAAATAGGTCTGATGATGTTCTATCTTCTTTAGGAGCAGAATTTATAGATTTTATTCAACAAGAAAGAGAATCATATATTCAATTCATACCACAAGTAATTATAACAGTTGCTAAATATCAATCTCAAAGACAACAGGTAATTGATCCTGCAGTATCAATGCTTGCTTGTATTTATGAACTGCAATCAATATTAAATGGAGTATGAGAGCACAATTCTTAGAAGCACTAATAAAACGATTTCCTAATTATATGGAATTAGGAGCATCAGTTAGAAGATATTACGATTTAAGACAATCTAAATTACCTAAAGAGGAATGTGAAGAAATTGTTTTAAAATCTTCTTTCAGTAATAACTAAAATTTGTTATATTTATATTAAATACAATAATATGAGAAAAACAGGAAGGCATACGTTCGTAATAGACGGTAATTATTTTCTTTTTAGAACATTATATGTTTTACCTAGAAAATCAAAAAAGACAGAAATGCTTGGCACTGATGAAGATGCAACTGTCTTTATGAGAAAGCTTGCAACAGATTTTGCTTATCAAATTAGATTATTCGAAGGTCTGATTGATAAAGTTGTATGGACTATTGATTCAAGATCATGGAGAAAGGATTTTTATCCAGAAGCAGAATATAAAGGTAATCGTAAACAAGACAGTTCAATTAACTGGGCAAACTTTTCAAAGGTTACAGAAGAATTTACACAATTACTTATTAAGCAAGGAGTTATTTATTCCAAAGTAAATGGTGCAGAAGGCGATGATCTAATGTATGCATGGAATACAGAATCATTAGCAAATGATAAATCTGTTATTATGTTTACTGGTGATAAAGACTTAGTTCAATTAGTAAATAAAAGTCAAAATAATAATACCCATACAATATTATTTTCACCAGCTCATAAAAAATTATATACTTATCAAGGTTTTTCTGAATGGTTAACTACCGAGGAAAAAGAAACAACAACAGATTTATTTGATGTACTGAAAGAATCATCAACACCAGAATCACAATCTAAAAAACTACTTTCATCTATTATATCCAAAAAGAAAGTTTCAGTTGTAGAAGTAGACCCTGAGGATTTCCGTTTCCGAAAGGTTCTGACTGGTGATTCTGGTGATAATGTACCACCTGCATATTGGCATATATCAGCACCTAAAAATGGTAAACCTAGAAGGTATGGTATTAGTGAAGCAAAAGCATCTGCTATCATTCAAGAATTTAAGGATAAGCATGGTTCATTATCTCATATGTATTTATATGATGAAGGTTATATTACTGATTTAGCTAATATTCTTATTAGGCATATGAAAGCTAAACATATGAGCAGAGAGCAAATTATATCAAACTTAAAATCCAATGTTAATCTAATGGTTTTGAGTTCTCATACAATACCAGAAGGTATTTTAGATGAAATGTTTCAATCCGTTGAGTCTCAAATAAATATTAATGAATTAGTACTACCTAATGTATCTACTATGAAAAAAATAGTTGAAGGAACTAAATATGATGGAGATGATAATTCTGCATTTAAAGCTAGTTTCTTTAAAGGAGATAATGATGATTCTGATGATATGTCATTTATAACTAATAAAACAACAAAAGGAAAGATATTCTAATATGATAATAAAATATAAAATACTTTTATGTTTACTTACTCACCACAGGATTGATAAGTTAAAAAGATTAGTAAAATCTGTTGAAAGTCTTTACCCCGATCCGTCAATTGAAATAGAACCAGTAATTGTAGTAAATACTTTAAATGACGAACATTGGGAAGCGGTACTAAAAGAAAAGTTTCCCTTTAAAGTTGTTAGAACTGAAAGCAACGGAAAGCCTGGTAAGGGTAAAAATTCATGCAGAGATTTATTTTTAAACAGTGATGCAGATTTTGTTTCTCAATTAGACGGTGATGATTGGTTATATCCTACGTTTGCTAAATCAATAGCTCAACATATTTTACACTATCCTAATTTAGATGTATTAGGGTTGCACCCATTAGATGTAGTTGATCATTTACAAAGAGGAGGTCACCATTTCCAAGTAGGAGATAAAAATCAATACTGGGGATGTGTATGGGGTTTATCATTATGTAAAAGGCCTGATTATGGTCCAGGTGAAGCTCATTGGGTAAATCATGAACATCCTGTAAATTTTGATAGAGTATTATTACAAAGTAAAACATCAGCAGTTGAAAGAATGGATGAAGATATACCAAATGGGGAAGATCATTTATATTCTATTCAGTTACTTAAGTTGCACCAAGAAAGAAAGATTAGATATTTTATAACAATGTCAAGTGACTTATATATAAGTGATGGAACTTTGGATGATAATATACAAAAACAACATCCATTTGCTCCACACGTACAAACTATGAAAGATGCAATGCTTAAATTAGTTAAACCATATAGATCCAGCCAAGAAGAGCTACCTGTAATCTTTAATGATCTTTTAATCACTCATGAAGAAAAGGCTGTTTATATTGCAGAAAGTTTTGTTTGGGATAAACTTTAAACAAACACAATAACACATCATATAAATAATAAAAGGTAATGAAATTATTTGATTACATAAAGGTCTTGTTTGGTCGAGATCAGCAATGGGATAAATTAAAAGGATATGATAAATCTAAAAATTCATTTATGACAAATAGATTTATGAGTATTAAATTTCCTATACAAGCAAATATGTTTAATGCACTGAAGATTGATCCAGTAGGACAAGCAGAAGC